ATCGGCAACTCAACACCTGACGTGAGAGTTGGTACCATAGGTTCCGGCGGCCAGAACAAATCCTTACGAGGATCTGGCAGTAGCGCGGATATGGATACCTCCAGCGGACCCCATTCTTGTGGGCACAAGAATGGGCGTAAAGCAAGCGCCCCAGAGCAAAGGTTGAAAGCCAAAGAGGCGAAGCAACGAAAGGCTGTCGGCAAGAAGCATGACAGCAAAGCGAGTGCAGTTATGGAAAACTCGCTTCTCATGGTAGCAGATTCGAAGGGTACTTTGGATGCTGCAAAGGAGAAAATCAACGATCTCAAAGAAGAGTTGATTGAGCTCAAAATTGGCGTGCCTGAAGAACACAGGGAGTATAGGAGTGATTTGAATCCTCCACCTAGTGACTCAGGGGATTCCGACGATGATTCGTCGGATGATGATATGGACGGTTCATCAAGTGATGATGAACCAGAGTTTTTCTCAGATTTCGAGATCGATCTGGAAGAACGGGACCTTGGCAAATGGTCGTTCAAGGTGTACACCGGTGGCTGGGTAGGTCACCAAATTAGGTGGAACATTAAGAAATTGTACGACATAAGCAGGGTCAGGGATACTCGCCCAGATGCGAATATGGGCATGGAGATGAAGCACCAAGGTAAATTGGCAGAATTCGAGCGTGTTGAAGGATATGAACTGTATGGAAATTTCATTCCTATCAAGAAGCGCAGGGTTGGTGTTTCTCTCGAAATGTTCGCGCAGCTCAACAGTGGTACAACTATGATGAAGGATGTTGAGCTAGAGGTAATAGAGGCCAGAATAAGGGATAGGGCTGCCAAGATGAGTACTGTAAATATCGACAGATACGCATTCTTGTATGGGGCAGACCACCTAAGACACCCGATTGAGCAAACCAAGATTTTTGCCCTTGACTTTTGGAGGTACATGTGTCAATACACCCCAAAGAGCTCTTTTCAGGTGCCAAGGCCGGGCCTCCTCGTTATCTGTATGGATATGCTTATGATGATTTTGTGTTTCCTACTGTCCCTGTTAGTAAGGATAGTGCAGGATTCACTAGAATCCGCGGCCATGATAGAGTACGGAGACCTGTGGCAGTTAGTCTTGGACCGACTACAGCAACTGCCGCATTACCTCACCCAAATCCAGACCCACGTACAGCCGCGGCTGGTGCATGCAAGAGATTTCTTGCTGCCCCTCCTGTCGCAGATGGCGACCTCTTGGACCGATTGGAGGCATTTGTTCTCAGGTGGCTCAAGAAGAACATTGTTCCTTTGGCTCCTGGCACTGACTTTGATGTTTGGAAGTGGTTGGAATCCACCAAATATCCAGACTGGAGAAAGAAGGAACTATGGGATGCCTGGAATGAGTGCCAGGATCCCATGGACAAACGTTTCGCCAAATGCAAGTCTTTTGTCAAGGACGAACATTATGATAAATACAAGCACTGCAGAGGTATCAATTCCAGAACAGATATCTTCAAGTGCCTTGTTGGCCCGATATTCAAGC